TCAGCCGGCGTAGCCTTCCAGCACGTTGGCCACGTTGGTGCCGACCTCGGCCACGGCGTAGCCGCCTTCCATGGTGAACACCGCGGGCAGGCCCAGCCGCGCCAGCCGCGCGCCTACTTGCAGGTAGTCGGCGCTGCGCAGCTTGAATTTCGAGATCGGGTCGCCTTCGTAGGTATCCACGCCCAGCGCGATCACCAGCGCGTCCGGCTTGAAGCGGCCGATGGCGGCCAGGCCCTGTTCGAGCGCCTCGTTCCAGCCAGCGAAGTCGGCGCCCGCCGCCAGCGGCAGGTTCAGGTTGGCGCCCACGCCCGCGCCCCGGCCGGATTCGTCGGCGTAGCCGAGGAAGAAGGGATATTCGGTGGTCGGATCGCCATGCACCGACACGGTCAGCACGTCGCCGCGTTCGTAGAAGATGCTTTGCGTGCCGTTGCCGTGGTGGTAGTCGATGTCCAGCACCGCCACGCGTTCGGCGCCGGCCTCGCGCAGCGCCTGCGCCGCCAGGGCCGCGTTGTTCAGGAAGCAATAGCCGCCGAAGAAGTCGGCGCCGGCGTGATGGCCGGGCGGACGCGTCAGCGCCATGGCGGCGCGGGAGCCGTTGCCGCGGGAGACCGCGCGCGCCGCGTCGATGGCGCAGGCCGCGCCCGCGACGGCGGCTTCCCAGGTGCCCGCCGTCAGCGGGCTGCCGCTGTCGAACGAGAACAGGCCGACGCGCGCGGCGAAGTTGGTGGGCGAGATGTCGTGGCGGAAACCGCGCACCGGCCATACCGACGGCAGGATGTCGAGCTCGGCATTGGCCGGATCCAGCGCGATCCAGTCGGCCCACGCGCCTTGCAGGAAGTCAACGTAGCGCGGGCTGTGCACGCGCCGGATCAGGTCCAGGTCGGGCGCGGCCGGCGCCTGCAGCGTGCCGATGCCGCGCTGGCGCAGGGCGTCCAGCACGTACTCCAGCCGCGCCGGGGTCTCGTGGCAGGGCACGAGCCTGCCGCGGAACATTTCGTGGCGGCCATCGTGTCTGCCGTGGACGGGGTTGTGGAAGATATGCACGGTAGCGTCTGTGGAAAGATAGGAAGTAAAACTATAGCGGCCGCAGCGCGTACCAGGCGATGGCAGGCAGTTCGCGTAGGATCGAATACAGGTCGCGCGCCTCGACGTAGCGCGGCGAGGCGCCGCCGACCTGCGGCACGCCATGGCGCCTGAGCGCCAGCATGGTGCGCGGCACGTGGAAGTACTGAGTGATGGCCGTGGCGCTGGCGTAGCCGTGCTCGCGCATGTAGGCGCTGGCGTGGCGGGCGGTGGCCCAGGAGTCGTTGCCGAGGCGGTCCGCGACCACCCGGTCGGCCGGCACGCCGCGCGCGATCAGGTAGTCGCGCATCACCGCCGCTTCGTCGCGGCCGGCCGGATCGACGCCGCCGCTGACGAACAGCACGCGGCAGCGCGCGGCGGCGTAGCAGTCGTAGGCGCGGTCGAGCCGGGCGGCCAGGCGCGGCGAGGGCTTGCCGTCGGGCGCGACCGTGTTGCCCAGCACCACGGCGACGTCGGCGGCGGGGGCTGGGGCGGCAAGGCCGGCGGCCACGAGCGTGCCGGCGGCCGCCAATGCCAGGCAGGCGAGCGCGGCAAGACTGCGCTGGAATAGTGTCTTTGGAATTGGCATAGGGGGATGGCTGTTGCGGCAAGAGCTTAAGCCAGAATGGCCTGGGGCGCCGCGCCAGTGGGGCAGGCGCCGGCGCGGCTGTGCCGCGGACGGCTTGTCGTAATGAGAATCATGATTGATAATGCGCGGCTTCTTTCTTTCCCTGTCCATGTTGAAGCGGCGCGCGAAATTTTGGGCATTTGAGTTGAGATAAATGCCCTCCTGCTGAGTTACAGCAGAAGAAAAGTAATTACAAATTGGGGAATCTGACGGCTTTTGATTATGAGCCGCTGGAAACACAGACCCCAAAACCTCACCCCGACCCTCTCCGACTCTCTGGCCCGATATCTGGCCGAGATATCCCCCCGAAAAAAAGGAACAGCAACCGACGTCTCCATTGCGGCGCGTTGGCTTGAGACGAGACTGGCCAATCGCCGCCTGGCCTCAATAACAGACACCGACATCAGCGACATCGCCAACGCCTGGTTAAAGGACCTGGCGCCGGCGACGGTGGTGCGCCGCCTAGCCCTCGTGTCCCATCTATATACAGTGGCCCGGAAGACTTGGAAGTACCGGACCCTGGTCAACCCGCTTCAGTTTGTAGACCGTCCCGCCGTCAACGATGCCCGGGAACGCCGCCTCTACGACAACATCCGCCTTAGAGGCGTCGCGGAAGCAGAGTGCCCCAGAAGCGAGATCGAATGGCTGATCCGGTCGACCACCTCGGCCGAATTGCCAACCATCATGGTCCTGGCTGCCGAGTCCGGCATGCGCCGCTCCGAGCTGGTCGTCACCGCAAAGCGAGAGCGTATTGACCTGGCCCACGGCGTGATCTACCTCGACGACACCAAGAATGGTCAACGCCGCGCAGTCCCATTGACTCCCTGGGCTCTGGCCTGGTTGAAACACTACCTCGTCGGCAAGCCCTCCAGAGGACGGATTTTCTCAATCTCGCCCTCTTCGGCCACGCGGGCGTTTGCCCGAGCCCGAAAACGTGCCCGAAGGGACTACGAGGCCCTGTGCGCACGATATGGGCGGGCACCCAAGCCAGAGTACTTCGCAGACCTCCGGCTGCACGATCTACGCCACGAGGCCACAACCCGCCTTGCCGAGGTGTATGACATGCACAAGTTGGCCAAAGTAACCGGGCACCGGGATACTCGCATGCTGCTACGTTATTACCACCCTTCGGGGCGAGACCTGGCCAAGGAGCTTGCTCGCAGCGACCTCGGCCGCCGGCAGCGTGCCCGCTTGGCCGCAGGCCTCACACCAGCCCAGCTGGATCAGCGTGCACGTCCCAGCTGAATATCACCAGCTCACGCCGCTGGGCGCCAGCGCCGCCGCCCACGGTGTAGGTGATGTCGGTGGACTCGATGGGAAAGGCGGCAAATAGAGCACGGATGGCGGGGTGGTCGTTCAAGGTCACCATCGCCTTCCCTTTCAGTTTTCCCAACACGGCCGCGAGTCGCTCATACTGCTCCCAACCAAACTCCACGCCGTAGCCCTCGGTCTCCCAATACGGCGGATCCATGAAGAAAAAGGTGTGTGGCCGGTCATAGCGGCGGACGCACTCGAGCCACGGCAAGTTCTCGACATAGGCGCTGGCCAAACGTAAGTGCGCGGCCGAGAGGTTCTCCTCAATGCGCAGCAGGTTGAGCCCAGGCGGCGCGGTGGTGGCAGTGCCGTACGACTGACCATCGACGCGACCGCCGAAAGCCGAATGCTGTAGGTAGAAGAACCTGGCCGCCCGCTGGATGTCGGTCAACGTCTCCTCGGGTGTTATCTGAAGCCACTTGAACACCTGGCGACTCGATAGCGCCCACTTGAACTGGCGGACAAACTCCTCCAGGTGGTGCTTCACGACCCGGTACAGGTTGATCAGCTCGCCGTTGACGTCGTTGAGAACTTCAACGTCGGCCGCCATGGGCCGCAGGAAGAACATGGCCGCCCCGCCGGCGAACGGTTCGACATAGCACTGGTGAGGCGGGAAATACGGAAGCAGGCGATCGGCCAAGCGGCGCTTGCCGCCGAGCCATGGAATGATGGGAGATGCCATTTTGTAAAATCGTTTCAAAATGGTAGCCTTGGCGCGCCTGTGCACAGGTGACGCGGCCTTGGCCACATTGGCAGCCTCATTCTGCTGGTGCGGGGCGTGCTCGGCGTTCCCGCGCCGAGCACGTCGCCGCGTCTTTACTCGCCCGCGGTGCCAGCTTCGCTGGCCACGGGGTTACCGGGTATTGGGGTCAACCATGCAGGCACTTTTCCCCAGCCCGGGTAGCTCGCTGGCTCACCATCGACTTCCACGCTGCTGCCCATCTGGTACTGCGTCCCGTCCTTGACCAGGTAGAAAGTCTCCCCACGGTGATCCTCCACCGCCATCCAAGCCGAGGAGGTGGAATTCCACTGAGCGACCTCGCCTTCCGGTACTGCAGGCGGGGCTTCTTCGTAGGCGCCGAAGGGAATATTGAACAGACCTGGGGCGAGGGCCAGCTCGTTAGCCTGTGTCGTAAAGAGGTAGATCCCGCTTATGGGATCGCTTTGATAGACGGTTTTGGTAGCCATTTGGCTCTCCTTGGGTTGGAAATAACACTGCAAATGCGCGGGCGCTGGGTAGCAGGCAGCGCGGCACGCTTACCGTGTACGACATTGGTCCATTCGACACCATTGTGGTCGGAGCGCTGGGTTGCCAGAGCGCAAATTCTGCGCGCTCGATTGGCGCCGAGCCAACCGATCTTTCCGGCTACCCACCCCTCCATGTCGGCACTATTGGTGGTGGCGCCAACGAACCAATGAACGCGCCCACGGCTGGCGTCGTGCGGCCGATCAACGTCGCCTATCACCCGAGGCTCCACGTATGACCGTCCGCGCCACTGCAAATGCGCGGGCGCTCGGAAGCCGCGAAGACGATCAGCTGCGAAGCCATGCCCACGGCCTGCCCAATCTCCCATCGCTGAACGGGTCGGGGTCGTCTTGGAAGTCTGCGGACGTTCCATACAACGGTACCGCCGCTCAGACCACGGCCTCGGCAGGCGGCAACGAAACCAGGCCGGTAAATACCGCCTACCACCCGAGAATCCATGCCTGACGTCCCCTTCACTGCAAATGCGCGGGCACTGGCATCCCGGCAGGTTCAACAGTTCCAAAGCCACCAACACGGTAGCCTGGCGATCGGCTTCGGCGACGGCTCCCTCGGCCCCGGGGCGACTTCCTATGCGCTGTATGGCGCCGGCGCTACGGGCGTTGCCGGTGGGACTGAGACCAGGCCTATGAACGTTGCCTATCACCCGAGGATTCATGCCTAGTCTCATACGTGTACCCGTGGGTGATAGGCGGCGTTCACCGGCCGAGTTTCCGCGCCGCCTCTCGTCCCTGTGGGATAGGTGCTCGAATCACCGTTGCCGTTCGTCAGCGAAGCGGTCGTCGCGCCGGCACCCTGGTTTGGAATCGTGTGACTGTGAGCTTTGAACATGTCGATTTGTGCGCTTCCCATGGCCCGCGCATTTGCAGTGAGGCGGACGTCAAGCATGGATGCGGGGGTGATATGCAGTGTTCGTCGGGCGCACCCTTGCCACGTTGCCCGACGTCGGCGTTCCGGCGGTGCCTGGCGTGCTGCTGATCTTCATGCCGGCGGTCGGGCTGGGCATAGGCTCCAGTCCCCACACGGCGGCGGCCGCGGCCGAAAAGTCGGCAATCGACGTAAGGCCGGTGGGTCCGCCGTTCACGGCAATCGCGCTGCCAGACTGGCGGGATGCCAACGCTCGCGCATTTGCAGTGAGGCGGACGTCAAGCATGGATGCGGGGATGATAGGCAACGTTTGCCGGACGGGTTTCGCGGCCCCCTGCCGGGGAGGTGCCGCCGCCACCTCCCAAGCTTGCAAGCAACAGGCCCGCGCTACCGGAGCCGCCACCGGAGACTTGTTCCCGGTTTACGGACAGAGGGTGGGAGTGCTCTCTAAAAGCATCCTGTTGTCGGCTACCCAGGGGCCGCGCATTTGCAGTGTCGAGGTCAGTCCCCGTAAAACGGCGGAACATGTCGCGCAGGTCGGGCACGCGGAACTGCGTGGCCGAGTAGTCCGAGAACCAATGCGCGCCGCGATTGGCCTGCCACACAGCTTCCGTACGAACCAGGCTTTGCTCCTGCGCATAGCCCCACAGGCCCGCGTAGGCTCCGACCTTCGGCAGCAGGCCGCCGACCGCGTCAACCTCGCTGGCCAGCGGCGCGGCGGTGTGACCATCCAAGGGGCGCCCGCACAGCAGCGAGCGGTAGCCGGTGAAAAACGCCGTGTTGGCCCAGGTCCAGACCTCGCTGCATTCGGTCACGATGATCGGGCCCACGTCGGTAGTCGGCAGATCTAGGATCGAGCAAATCAACGGCCGGCTGGTCAGCTGTTCCGCAATGATGCGCAGGATCCCTTGCAGGAGCTGTGTGTTGTCGCTGGGATTGAGCGCCACGCCGCCGTATTCGGCCACTGCGGCGACCTCTTCCTGCAGTGCGTCAAACCAATCAGCCTCCAGATCCGTTGACACCCTGCCGGCGATCGGATCTCCGTTGGTAAAGCCGTCGCGGCCGGGGCCGAACTTGTTCAGTTCTCGGGTGGGAGTGGATATTCGTCGCATGGGGCACCTGGGAAAGGAAAATCAAAGGGAATCGACATATCCGACCAGCACGACAGTGTGGGCGGGCTTGTAGCGGGATAGGAGGCATAGCAGCCCCGGATCGCCCCAGGCACGCAGCGGCGCCGTACATTTGCTGGTGGCGGTGGCTTGGACAATGTTGGCCGAGGCGACGACATTCACCCGAAAGGCAAAACGCCAGCCGCCCTGGTTGATCGCCGCAGTGCACTTGCTGGTGGCTCGGAAGGGGCGGAACTCATCGATCCGCGCGTCCGGGTAGCCTAGGCCGATGACCATCTGCCGGAAGTACTCGGGCGTGGCGCCGCCGAGCATGAGGCGGCGCATGTTGACGCGCTGGCGCCGCTGTTCCTTGCCTACAGGGGCATCCAGGCACTCATCGGGCAAGTCATAGAGTTGCTCCCAGTCCTCCAGTACCTCGTCAGCCAGCAACGGGTCGAACTGGGCCACCAGCGACATCGCCAGTCGCTCGACCGCGCGCATTGACGAACCGAACGCCTCCAGCACGCGAACCAGCACACCGCCAGGCTGGCGGTTGAGCATGGAGCTGGGCGGCAACAGCGCCAGGAGCGCCTCGCGCCAGGCTTCTATGCTTCTCACGCCCACGTCACACCCCCGAACGTGGCCAGCTCGCCCGGCAAGCAGGTCACATTGCCAGCGGGAGACACCAGCACGTGGTCGTTCTCGCCGGCTGCGATCGAGATGGCTTCCCTCATGTGACTGACCAGCAGCGTGCCCCCTGGGATGGCGTCACGGACGTGCATGTCCTTGAGCTCGGCGACAATCGCGGCCCGGATTTCAGCCGTGTCAGGCTGCAGATCCGAGATCACGTAGGCGACGGGCTTTGCCACTGACAGCGGCACAAAGAGCTCGGCGGTGACCGGCCGATGCGCCTCGATATGCGCCCGAACCGCTTCGATCTCACCCGCGTCCGGGATTGGGTCCTCATCGTCATCACGGACGAAACGCACGACAACCGTACCGGCACCCATGCCGTTGGGCGTGCACCAGGCGCGCGTCACGCCAGGGACTTCCTTGGCCCAGGCCACGTAGTCATCATTGTCTCCGCCATGAGGCGGGCGGCGAATACGCTCCAGGATCCGGGCCCGGAACAATTCCGGCCGCTCGACTTCCGCGCCGCCGGATATCTCGGTCGACGCGACGGCGGTACTGTTGATGCCGACCACTGGGCTGGCCAGCGTGAATTGAACTCCGACCGCAGTGTTGCCCGCCTGGCCGACCTCGTCAGCGGTAACGGCGACCGTGGCGCTGCTGCCCACAATGGTCACGCCGACGTCGACCGTGAACTGCACGCCGTCGGCTCGCTGGAACACAGAGCCGGCCATCAGCGATGCCCCGTTTTCGCCGCCGATCAGAAGCAACCCGGTCGCCGGCGCCGCCGTCTTCTGCAGGACGCCCCACCGCGCCCCGTGAGTGGGCAGCTCGTCCTCGTCACACTGGTCGGGCCAGGCTTGCTTAAACACCCGCTCGAGGAACTTGTAAAGGGCATCCAGGCCGCCGGAGAACACGCGTACTAGGACGCCAGCCAGGCTGCGGCGAGCCCGAGGAAGAATGCCAGGCAGGCGGCTCTCCATCTCCGAGGACAGCTGCTCGATCAGCTTGGGAAGGGTTGGACGGGGAACCGGCATGTCATACCTCGGCGGGCGTGAACGATTCGCCAGCCAGGCGCCAGGCCTGGGTCGCGGCGTTCCATTCAAATCGATAGCGGCGGTCTACGCCGTTCAGGGCGAGCGTGATAAGCAGGACGAGCCAGCCCATCCGAGGAACGAAGGCGCTCACCCCAACAGATGTGACCAGGCCGTCTTCTTGCATCCACCTGAGCGCCTCGAGGGCGTAATCACGCGCCCGCTGGACGGTGGATTGCAACTGCTTTTCTCGGGCGAGCAACCACCAGCGGCAGCCAAATTTGTCCTGGGGGGACGAGGCGTAGGCGTCGGCCCACCAGCCGCGACGGTCTTCACCGGCCGCCACCTCGTGCGCTTGCGCCAGGCGGTCGGTGCACAAGCTGAGAATGACCGCCGTCACCAGCGTGTCGTCGCCGGCGAAATCTGCGCCGGCCAGGCTCATGTCGAGCAGGCCGGATTCGGGGTCAAGGGAAAGGGAAAAGTCCATGTTCCGCAGTCTCGCGGAACATGGCGGGCAGTGCCATTAAACAGGTTTACCGGCTACGCGACGGGTGTGCCTGAGATGTCGTCGCCTTCTTGCACACCGCCGTGCTTGTGCTGATGGCCGATGTCTGTGCCGTTGTGGGTTGCCTTCCCGCCTCGCAGGTCCACATCACCGTCGACGCGTAGGCCGCGCGTCACGCGCACGAACGAATCCAGCTCGATCTCGCTGGTATCTGTCAAGCGCATGGGCTTGCCGGCGCCCCGTATCACGATGCCATCGCGGGTCAGGTGAACCGACTGCTCCTGGTCGTCGTATATGGCCATTTCACCCGTTTTCAGGCCGCGCATCCGGTAGCGGCGATCATCGACATTGATCACCACCTGGTGGTCGGTGTTCCCGCCCACGGACAGGGTCACGCATTCGGCACCGGCGTGCGGCACCGAGGTCATGCCGTACTGCTGAAACCGCTCGACCTGGTCGCGACCGACGTCGGCCTGGATGCCGATCTGGACGGTCTGCAGGCCGCCACCGTCGCTGACCTGGCCAACCAGGGCGCGGGCGATGGCCAGCCGGATCCGATTCAGAGCCGATGAAATGCTCATTCTTCGCGTCTCCCTGTTCCGGACAGATCCCAGGGGGAGTCGTCAGGGTGTTGTTTGCGACGCTTGCGCCGACGCCGCGGCGACGCGCCCTCCAGATCGAACGCCTCCGGCCGGCAGACGGTGAGCGCGGTGCGCCGGGCATTGGTCTCGTCCAGCGTGTACCGGCAGGATGTGATCAGCAGATCAAGGTCCAGGAACATGCGCGGGCTGGTGACCCTCACCAGGGTATTGGGCAGCCACAGGTCGCCAACCTGGCCGTCCTGGCCAGTACGCCAGCCCACCACCACGATCTGAGCGCGCTTGCCACGCCCCATCCGGGTCGAGACTTCCCACTGAGCGCGTTCCTTGGCTTCAGCGTTGCTCAGGCCCTGCTCGGAATGGATGATGAGCGGCCGGTACCGGTCAATCTCCGGATCCGTTGCCTTGGCCTGGATATGGGCTGCCGTGGCGCCGAACTGGTTGTCGTTGCCCGCGACCTGCGCCTTCATGCGGATCTCGGAATGGCGTCGCGCCCAAGTGTGCCGCGCGCTGATTCGCCGGATGTTCAGCCCTTCAACCAGCTTGGTCTCGATCAGCGTCTCGCTGGCACGGGTCAGCACCAATTGGCCGGCCGGCGAGCTGCTTACCAGGATCGCCTTGGACCGCGCAGCTCGGTCGATCGCGTCGAACGCCTTCTCACCGTCGTCCAGCGAGAAGCTGCTGATCGCATCACCGGTATCCGTTTGCACTAGCACCTCGATGCCAAACGGCTTGCAGATGTCACGTACGATCTGCTCCAGGCGCACGTTTTTCCACTGGCCGCTGCCGTGGATGGCCGAGCTGTCGACCAGGTCGCCCGTCTTGTCTCGCCCGCTGACGCTGAGCCTGCAGGAAGTATCGGTCAGGTCGATATCGATCGTGTCGATGTAGCCGGTGATCAGCAGGTCCTGGCCAAACTTCACCTCGCACGGCAGGCCCTCGCGCAGACCGATCGGGGCGTCTTCGCCCGGCCACCGGTGGGTCAGCGTGAGCTGGAACTCGCCGGCAAGCTGCTCGATGCCGCGCTCGACCTCCAGGCTCTTCCAGCCCCCATAGGCCTGGCCGCCCACCACCAGCGTGATCAGGCTTTCGTCGAGCCGGGCCATTAGCGCAGCACCTCCAGGTCGCCCGCCGGCACGAAGAGCGGGTTGCGCACCCGGTTGCGCGTGACGAGTTCGTCGGCCCGCGAGCCATCCTGGTACACCCGCTGGGCGATCAGCAGCGCCGGCAGTATGGCCTGGGTCGTATAGGTCGCGCGCTGCTGCAGGCGGTCGGCTTGCTGTGCCACGTCCCGCACGATGGCCACCCGCAGCGCTATGAGCGCCGCTGCCATCTTGGCAGGAGGATCGTACGCCTCAAGCTCGTGATCGATCTCCTCCAGCACCACATCTGCCTGGTCGCGCGCGTCCTGGGCCGTCGACACTTCCTTGGCTTCAATGGCGTCGGTCAGGATGCGCGCCTGGGTCGCAATCACCTGGGTGCGGGTGAACTCCTCCATCGCGGCCGCGTTCGCCACCCGGCGAGCGGACGTGGCGCCTTGGGGCGGTGACGCCGAGCCGACGGGCGCCGTCCAAGGCGCCGGGTCATGGGATCCGTATTCCGCGCGTAGATCTGCGATCGCTGATTTCGGACGCTTGATTGCCTGACCCAGCTGCTGATACAGCCCCTGCAGCTGCAGGGCGAGCGTCTCGGGCGTGCGGATCAGGGTGGACAGACGGCCGGCGATGGACGAGGCACCGCGTACGATGTCGCCGGCGATGTCGACCAGGCCGTTCAGGCCCGCCATCCGTTGGAGGCTGTCCAGGCTGGAGTTGACGCGGCCGATGAGGTCAGAAGCCAGGGCCGCGGCGCCGGCGACATCTACCAGCGAGGCAAAGCGATCTACGGACGCCGCGCCAAGCACGTCGGCCGCATCAAAGACCCCATCCTGAGTGCTGGTGGCCGCTTGCGGAAAGGTGTTCTCACCGGCCTCGGCGAACGTGATCGCAAACCGGGCGATGCCGCCTTCGGTGTGAGACTCCCGGATGCTGACCCGGCCCAGTACGACGACGTTGAGCATGCCGTACTTGGGGTGAATCAGCTCGCCAGGCCCATACGCCTCCAGAGCCTCGATGAGCGCGTCTCGCTCCTGCAGGTAGTTCTCGCCCACCACGTAACCATTGACCTGGAACTCGCGCGCGCGGCGTCCCAGGTCATCGGCATAGGGCAGATCCCGCATGGGGTATTCGTGCACCTCGTTGCGCCGTCCGACACCGGTATCCGAGTCGGTCGTGCGAAACGGCACGCCCCGAAAGCTTGCGCCCACGGCCATCCCATTGGGGTGCGCCACCCTGCGCTGTTCTTCACGCCAGCCCATATCAATCCGTATTCACGTTGGTGCGCCCGACATTGCCCGTCATGCGGGTGCCGTCATTGGGCTGCAGGTCAGCATTGGCTTGAATGCCCGGGGCGGCGGTGATGTTGACGTTGACCTCGCCGCCGATCTTGGTGTTGGCCAGCAGCTCCTGCAGCCGGCGGGTCATGTCATCGCGCGAAGCAGCCAGCGCGTCACGTTCGGCCTGAACGCGACCGATCGACAACGGCGTGTCCCCAGCCTCACGCTTCAACGCAATCATCTGATCGAACTCCTGGATCCTTGCCTCTCGGTCGGCGATGCGCTGGCGGAGTCCACTTTCAGTGTTCGTCATCTGATCGTACGCGTAGGCGCCGACGACCGGCGCCGCTACCAGAAAGCCGGCGGACAGTGCGCCGGCGGCGCTGATGCCTCCAGCCGCACCCGCTCCGGCGCCGCCCAGCGCGCTCGTGGCGCCAGATGGGGCTGCGGCCGCAGCGGCCGTTGCCGCGGCCCTGGCGGCCCGTGCGGCCCCGACGGAGCTTGCGACCTTGCCAACGCCTAACGCCGCGCCGCCTAACCCGACAACCCCAGCACCAACCGCCAAGCCCTGAAGAATCGTAATCGAGCCGCTGATCGCGGCAGCCAATTGCGGCGAGCTCTTGGCCAGGTCAGCAAAACTGTCTGCAACTGCCTTGGTAACCGGCGCAAGCTTCATCATCGCATCGTAGTTTGCGAACTCTTCCGCTTGCTTTGCCTGGTTGAGCGCATAACTGGGGGAGTCTTCGACCGTCCACATGTTTCGGTTGACTGCATCGGCACCATATAGCAGTGAATCCTTGGCGATCTTGTTGACGTTCTCGCGGTCAGCTAGGAATCCAACTAGGGCCTTCATCGCCTCCTTGTCGGGGAATAGCGTCGATATGGCGCTGCCCTGGGCGATATTCATCACCGACGCAAGAGCGTCTTTCCGCTCACTTCCTTCGGGAGCATTCCGATACTTCGTGAGTGCGTTTTGGTAGTTCTTGTCCTTTGCCAGCTGTTCTTCAATGATGTTCGCGGTCACATCGAGAGCGTCCAGACCTTTCATGCGGCCTTCCGCAAGTCTCTTGTCGTATCTAATGCCCAGCTTTGCAAAGTTGTTTCGGGTGTCCTGCGCGCCCATCTTTGTAAGGAGGTTCTCGGTATTCGTTGCAGCCTCCGCAGAGGTCCCTGCGGTCAGCCTTGTTGCCTGGTTCAAGGCAGCGAGCTTGGCCACCCCGGTGACTCCTGACAAGCCAATGTTCCGAGCTGATGCAAACTGGCTGGGAAGAGAGGCCGCCAGATCCCGGATCTCGAAAGCACCGCTTTGACCGGCGAACGTCGCAGCACCGAACACTCTTGCCATATCTTGCGGCTTGATCCCCATGCTCGCGTTGGCAGCGAATGCTATCTGTGCAAAGTCGTCTCCCGACGCTTGGTTCGCTGTAGCGGCGCGTTGAGCCTCGCGAAAGACGATCGTGGAATCCGCGGCGTTGAAGCGCCCCGACGAAAGCAACGAGTTCAGCGTTGCAGAGGCGCTTTCCTTTGTCCCCCCACCGTATCGGATAGCCTCACGGATTGTGCGATCCATTTCTTGGCGCCCGGCAAACCGCCGCTTCCTGTCCTCTTCCGCGCCTAGCGACGGGTCGCCATACGCCGTGTTGGCCATGTGGGCGAGCTGCTCGTCGTAGGAAAACGCCCGATTGACCTTCGGCGCCACCACCGCCGCACCCGCCATGACGCCGGCCGCCATCAGGCCAGCCTTCTGGGCACCGGCGACCAGGCGCTGCTTTCCGCTGTAGACGCCCATTTCTGCATTCAGCCGGCCCACCGTTTGGCGCATCTGCTCGGCGGCGCGCTGCTGCTCGCGCCAGGTCATCGTGCCGCTGCTGGCCAGGCGCTGGTAGGCGGCCTGCGTGCGCAGGATCTCCTGCTGGATGCGGTGTTCAGAACGAATCCCCAGGGTCTCCCGCGCCTGGGCCATGCGGGCGAACTCGCGCTGAGTGCGCGTCGCCATGTTCACGAGCGAGGTTTCGGTCTGCTTGGTGGCACGACCGATGGCATTGAGGTCTTTGGCCCCCGCGACGGCCATGTTGTCCAGGGCCTTCTTGGCTTCCAGCGCGGCCTTGGCAAGGCCGGCCGCGGTGCCATCGACACGAACCCCGACGACGAATTCGCTCATTCCCCAGACCTCTTCCTAGTGAGCTGATCTACATAAAACTGCGCTTCCGCCAAGGGAAGCGCCAGGATCTCGGCCCGGCTCCAACCCAGCCGGGATGCCAAGAGCATGATCTGCAGCAGCGCGCCCTCGCGGCCGCGCGTCAGTCTTCCCCCAGCTTTTCAGCCTCCTGCATGGCCTCACGGAAGACGGCCCACTGCTTGCCCTTGAGGGTCTTGAACTGCGCCGGCACAAAGGGGCCGGTGTCATCGCCCGCACGCACCAACACCTGGCAGGCCAGCGCAACCTGGAAGGCGGTCGGCTGCAGGGCCGGGTTGGCTTCCTTCTCGGCCTCGAGCGAGTCGCCCAGGGACGCCTCGCGAACTTCGATCTCGGTGACGGGCTTGCCACCCACCAACCAGGGCGAAGGCAGCGTCTTGATAACGGTCAGGGAGTTCTTCATGGTGTTCCTTGAAACGGTTTTACAGAGGGCCTAGCCCTCGATGCACTCGACGCCATTGAAGGCGAGCGTGACCTCGCCGCCACCGCCCAGCGTGGGCGGTGCGGCCAACCAGGCGCCGCGGATCGTGTAGCCAATGCCGGTGTCGGTTTGGAACCGCATGGTTTCGTCGCGGATCGCGGCCAGGTCGGCCAGGCTCACGCCGGCCATGTGGCTGATCGTGCAGTTGACCGCCGGCGCAGTGGTCGATTCCGTGTAGCCGTCGACGCCGCTGTCGCTGGTGACGGGATCTCGCCGCACGCCACCGATATCCAGCGTGGCGCCAGGCTTGCTGCGCAGGCGGCGACCGCCCACGCTGATGAATACTCGGCCAGTAACTTGAGGCATGTTCTCGATTCCTTACAGGATGAACTGGATGCTGCCCGCGAACACCCGGAACTGGTTCACCAGGTCAGGCGGGATGACGGCATTGACACGGTTGCGGTCGACCATGCTGCGCTGGACGATGAGGTTCTTCTTGAAGTCCGCGAAGTTCTCCAGAAGGCCCGCCTTCTCCAGGGACTTGGCCGTGGCGATCAGCACGCCGGCGATCATCGACGGCGTCGCGATCGGCTGGGCAGGGTCGAAGTCGGTGCCGTCGTCGGCGAGCTTGTGCCGCGGGAAGTTCGTAGCCACGGCCGTGCGGAAGGCATAGCGCATGTAATCTGCCGTCCACACCGTCTCCACGTCCAGGTAGGAGACATCCTCGATCCCCCAGGCGTTGGTCTGGTACGTGGTGACCACGCGCTCGATCTGAACGATGCCGTCCTGGGAGACGGTGAAGGTGCTGCAGCCATCGTGCAGCAGCAGGTGGCGCTCTTCACGACGGAAACGGTCCTTCGGGCTGGGCGGCAACAAGCCCGGCAGATCGAGCGTCTGGAACGGACGGGCCGGGTCGATGGCGCCGTTGAACTCGACCACTGCGCCGTGTACGGCCGCCCACAGGTACGGCGCCTGGGGAGGGTTCTTCACACCGATGAAGGAGCTGTTCTCGCTGTTGCGAGCCGAGCCATAGGTGCTGAGTTGGGCATGCGTGCCGGCCACGCCCGTAAAGAGGTGGCCCGTGCGCATGTCCATTCCACCGAACCGACTGGCGAGCTCGGCCTCGATGATCGCCATGTTCGCCGAATCGCTCCAGGGCGAGATGATGGTGTAGAACCACTCGTCCGAGATTGCCGCCACCACGTCGGCCGCATCCGGATTGCCGGTGCCGGCCACGCCGTTGGCGATCTCCAGGGTCAAGCCGGCCGGCAGGGACTCGTCATCATAGAAGTTGACCAGCACACCGATGCCCTGGGTAAAGGCACCCTTGTGGCGCGCGGTCAGCGTCACCACGCCGGCCACGGCTGCTGCGGTGACTGGGCCGTTCTGGTAGCCGTTGACGACCGCAGCGATCGCGGTGGCGACAGCCGCGGCGGCGTCGCCAGCAGCCACACCGATCGAGAGCTTTTGACCGTTGATGTAGAGGGCGATCGTGCCGGCCGCGGCAGCCGGCCCGGTGATGGTGATGGTCTTGGTGGCGGCGACGCCAGCCGCGAGATCTTCGACGCCCAGCGCCCAGATGTCGCTCGTCTTGTTGGCAGCACGCGCCAGGCGCAGCATTTCGTGCAGGACGCTGCCGCGGCCAAAGAGCGTGGCGCCCTCGTCACCGCTGTTCACACGATAGAGGGTCAGCGGGGCCGCGGTGCCGGCGGGCAGTTTGTTGCCCACCACCAGGATGCGGCGGTTCAGCGACGGGAGCCCGCGCAGCGCCTTGGCGTTGTCGATTTCGACATACTGCCCCGGCGTGAGGATGTCGGTCGGGATGGTGTTGAAGATGATGTTGTCCGGCATGGCGGTTCCTTGGAGCGTTACTCGACAGCGGGCTTGGTGCCCTTGGCCGAGGCGGACTTGGCGGGCGCCGGCGGGGTATCCGCCGGATCGGTGGCTTGCGAAGCGGCGCTGACTTCGGTCACGTCGCCGTCATCGCGGCGCCGGCGCCAGTAGGTGGTCAGCACGATGGGCTCGCCCTGCGCGGCCAAATAGCCGCCCTGGGGCTTGCGGACCTTGAGCGGCTCGCCATCAACGATGGCGGGTTTGAGGGTGACGGTCTGCATTCGGGATCCTTGATTTCAGTTTTCGGTGCCGGCGCCAGCCAGCGGAATGTCTGCCTGCAGATCAGGCCGGTCGGTGGAGTAATCGGGCGGCTCGGCGAGCCATTTCTCGTGCTCTTCGCGGCTTGCGTGCGGGGCGATGTCCATGTCCAGGTGGACGTGGCGCAAGTCACCCAAACCGTCGAGCTCCTCGGGATCGTCCGGCAGTGCCATCGGCGTGCTTTCAACGGACACGCCAACCACGGTCAGTCCGGCAGCCTCGAACACGTCGACGGGCTCCAGGTACTCGGCACGGCGGATGTTCCAGCTCGCATCGCCGATGCGCCGGCCATGCAACGCCCGGATCACCAGCGTCAGGAGTTGATCCGCGCTGATGGACTGGCCATCGCCAAGGCGGGCCTGCGTGTTGCCGCCCACGTTGCGCACGACGATGCCGACGGTGAATGCCAGTACGCCCATGTCATCCACGATCCGGTACACCCCCTCGGTGACGTACAGGGCGGGTGCGTCCACCAGGTAGCGCTGCAGCAGCTTGGCGTCATCGGGAACGGTGGGCAGGCTGCCGACCGTGCGCGTGGTCTTCTGGATGCCCGGGCGCGCCTTCAGGGCCGCGATCAGGGCCAGTTCATGCTTACCGAGCACCGCCACCTCCTTCGGCCGCTTGGATGGTCTGCACCGTCAGGCGCCCCATGGCCCACAGGTCCTCGCGGTTCACGCCCAGGAACGGCCGGGCGGGCATGCGGATCTTGTAGGCACGAACCTCGTGCCAGCTTGTGCGGGCCCGCTTGTGGCTATCGCGGGCGAACACCGCCAGGTTGCGATTCCCAGGCTGGCGCGCTAGGTTGCCGCGGGCATCGGTGCGCAGGCGGATGCGGGTGGAATACGGGGCGCGATTGATCTCGCCGCCCAGCTGATGAATGCGGGCGTAGGCGACGTTGCTGCCCCAGGCCGCGTAGGTATCGCCATAGACGTTGGTGATGCTGCGAAGCAGGCGCCGGCTCTTGACGAGCGTCTGCCCGCCGGACTTCTGGACCCGACGGCTGGGCGCCCAGGCCGAGCCGTCAGGACCGCGCTGCCGCTCAAAGCGCAGACGGGTCGAGGATTCGCCGTAGTTGGCGATCGCTTTGAAGATCGGCCGAGGCGAGCGGCCAAGCGCGGCCAGGCGAGCCAAGGCGGCATCCAGCCCACGCTGCCCCTCGTAACGGATCGTGGCCTGTACCATCAGAGAAACCCTCCCGAGGAGCGGCGATCCCAGATGCGGCCGGCGGTGTACAGCTCGGCGCCGGCGCCGCCGGCAGGCTCAACGCCAGATTCTGCGTCCACGCCCAGTTTCACATCGCCCGAGGCCACGCCGATCAGGAATTTGATGTTGGCGTCATAGCGCTGCTTGACGGTCTCGGTGAACTGATCGTCGTAGAGGTAGTAGCGGGCCAGCTCGCATGCGATCCGGGTCAGGACCTGCGGCACAGACGACAGCGGCAAGGTGTACCGCCCGGCGATGTAGCTATCGATCGTGTTGCGCGCATCGGCCAACGCACGGTCGACCTTTTCCATGGCCCGCGCGATCGCGGCCCGCTCCTCGGGCGTGAAGCCGCTCAGATCGCCACCGGCGGCCGCGATACGGAGCATCTCATCGGTGACCAGGCGCGGCACCATGCGATCGGCACGCTGGGAGATCTCGTCGGAGTCAAAGCGGATCAGCAGTTCGGTGGCAGTGGCGTAGGACATGGGAAAGACCGTAGAAATGCCGGGACTAGACCAAACCGGTTCCCGCTCTATCCAGCCCCGGCAGAGGTTGGGCGGTAGCGTCTGCAAGGCTCCCCCCATCCGTCAGACGCAACAGATGGGGTTCAGCGCCCGTCGCATGAGGTGTCAGGTAGCGTCGGCCTGGCTGGCTTCGTCCGGCGCGCCGGGCAGGTCGATCAGCATCGTCACCAGTTGCGGCTCGGTGGTGAGCTGCTCGAACTGCTCATCGGTCAGCTCGGACAGCGGAATCACCGTCTCGCCGGCGAAGGCGCGGCCGGCGCGACGAAAGCCGTCGGTCTTGGGAACGACCTTCAGGGCCTTGGCGCCGTCGGGCTTGACGACGGCAGGTTTTGCGGTGGCCAGGCGGCCTCGGGGTTTGGCGGTAGCCATGTGGACAATCTCCGGTGAAGCGGATTGGGTCAGGTGGTGCGGGCGGGGTTTGGCGATCAGCCCAGGTACGGGCAGACCACGACCTTGGCGGTGCCGCGCATCACGTTGCTCGCGCCGTTGGCCAGACGGTCAGCCTGGATGACTTCCAGCGCGGCTTGCTCCAGCGACGGCGGCACCCAGAGCTCGGCGGCACGGATCACCAGGGGCTTGCCGTTGTCGGCCTTCTGGCTCTGCATCGAGGCGCGGGCATCGGAATACGCCTGCAGATCCAGGCCTTCCTTAGACGCATAGGCCAGCTGCCACAGGCCATAGCCGACGTTGCTGCGGCCATCGGCACCCCAGACGAACTCGTTGCGGTTGAAGACGTTGTCGTCGGTCAGGCTGGTCTTGGCCTGGAAGGCGTAGGGGCGGCGACGCTGGTAGATGATCGGCTTGATCACCTTGGTCGTGTCCACCAGGAACCAGGCTGCGCCCGAGCCGCCTTGGAAGTTGCTCACGCTCACTTCCTTGCCGGGCATCCCGACAGGGTGATCCGTGTCGAAGAAGTACTGGCCGTCAAAGCAACGCGTGGAGAAGCCCGCCTGCAGGAGTTCGAAGACGAGCTCGTCGGGGTGCGTCGCGGCGTCCTGGCCCAGTTGCTGGATGACGGGCTTGTACACGCCGTATTGGTCGTCCTCGATCTCGTCGCGGCCGACCGACACGGTGTTTTCCCAGGTCTTGTTCTTGATCGAGTAGTCCGATTGCTTCAGGTTCTGATAGACCCGTTCACCCAGCCACTCGCGGAACTTCGTGATGGAGCCCAGCCAAGCGTACTTCTCCGCGCTGGTGGTGCTGGGCACCATCATGGCCAGCTGGTTCCACATGGGAGCCGCGATGGTCAGGCCCGACTGGAAGGCCGCGTTGTAGGCCGTGTTGAGGATCGCCAGGTTGGCGTGATTGATGATCATGTTCGAAATCTCCGAATTCGAAGGGCTGGCGGCCGATCAGGCGAAGTCGACCCAGACGCCGTCGGCGTCCACGTCGAACACCTTGCCGGCCACGCTGCGGGTGTTGGTGCCCGAGGTCTTGGCCACCGTCTGGTCGTCGACGATGTAGCAGTCGGCACCGATATCGGCCAGGGTGATGAGGTCGGCCGAGGCGCTATTGGCGAAGCGGTGCGGGCCTTTGCGCAGCCGCACGCGGATCTCGCCCGCGGCGCCCGCGCTGTTGTCGGCGCGATCTTCGGCAACGCCAGCGGCCTTGAGGGTGGTGGAAGTCGATCCCGGCACGGCGTAGCCCGTGGCGGTGTTGATGCACACGATCGAGCCGCCAAAGATCTTGGTGGCAGCCGCCACGGGCGGTTCGATCTGGCGGCCGTCACGGCGCAGTGTGTTGCGATCCTGGGTCAGCGCGGTCATGGAAGTGTCCTGAAGGTGAGAAATGGGGAAAGCGGCGATCAGCCGTTGGCCAGGCCTTGGGCTTGCTTGCCGGCCTTGAACTGCTCGGGGGTCAGCCCCATGGCAGCGCAGACTGCGATCTCGGCCTGGCTCAGTTCGCCCGCCTCCTGACCCGGCTGCTTGCCATCGGTCTGGCGTTTGCCGGCCAGGACCGGGTTGGCAGGCGTGGCGGCAACCAGTGCCTTGAGCTGCGCCAGGTCGGCCTTGCCGATGTCGCGCCAGGTCTTCTCGACGACTTCGCTGGCCACCTTGCCCTCGGCCTTGGCCTGATTGATGACCTGGTCGATCTCGACCTGGGCATTCTGCGCACGCAGGGTCGCCAGCTCGGTGTTCAGGGATGCAACGGCATCCACCGACACGAACTTGGTCGGGTCGGGCGGCGTCGACTTGAGCGTCGCGATCTGGGCGTTCAGGCCAGCGATCTGGCCGGCTTGCGCGGCCTGGGACTTCAGGGCGGCCAGGGCGGACACGCCCTGTTCGGTGGTGGCGGTCTCGGGCAGGCCGAGGCCTTCGAGCAGGGCTTTGAGCAGAGGGTTCATGTCGTCCTCGGAGGTGGGGGGAAGGAATTGGCGCGCAAGCTGCGCGCTGAGTGCGGCCAGCTGAGCGCTGGTCAATCCGTCCAGGGCCGGACGGTTGGTGAGCGCAGCGCCAACAATGGCCAGCACATCACCGGTTTCGGGGTGATAGAGGAAAGTGGCGCTCTGGTAGCGGTACTCGTCGTCATCGAGCATCTGCTTGGCGCGCGCCGTCCACCGCACGTCCTGAGCGAAGAGCCCCTCGCCTGGGCGGAAAACGAGCTTGGCGCCCGTCATCCACCCAGCCGCCGGCGCGGGCTGGCCGTTCTTGGCGGCCTGTTGCGTCTGGTGCTCGTAGTCGATCGGCAGATCGTTGACGCTCGCACGCGCCAGGGCGATCACCTTCTCCGCGATCTGCGCGTTCATGCGGTAGGTGCCCGACTTGGGCATCTCGCGCGCATCCTCGGCCGCCTGCGGCTTGAATTCGCCATCAGGCAGCAGATGCAGCTCAGGGACGGCGCCATCGTCGCCCGTGCGCTTGATCTGCACGGCGAACGCGGCAAGGAGTGGAGTGGTGGATTTAGGCATGGGCGCCAGTCTGACGCCATGCCTTGGAACGCTCTATTAAACGGGTTTACCGCGTTTTCGGGTGCGCACCTGGTGCGGTCGGTGTAGCTGTTGCCTGCCCGCCGTCGTCAGCTATTGCAGCTTGGAGAGACCGGTGCGATCAAACGATGCGGGGTCGATCACTTCCATGGAGACCACGCCATTGCCCCCGGCAGTGCCGCGCGCTTTGCCGGTGAGGTCCACGACGACCTTCACCACGCGCTGCGAATCGGAGGGGGAGGTGCACAGCAGCACCGCGTGATCGCCATCCAGCCACGCCTCACCGACCTGGCGCAATAGCGTTGGCAGCTGCGTGACGAGCGCGGCGCCAGCGTCCGCGGCCTGGGCGGGCGCGCGTTGACCCTGACCCAGCACGTTGCGCAGCCTGGTCATGTCGACATGAATCGTGCCGCGGGCGTCCGCGCCGCGCAGCTGGCCAGCCTGCAGCAACGCGTCGACCTGGTCACTGGAGAATGCGCCGACCACGCGCCGCTGACCGACCGCACGGCGTTCGCCGCGGGTGTAGCGTCCAACGAAGTCATCGAACTCGGCCTGCACCAACGGCGTCCATAGGTCGGCGCCGTCGGCCAACATGCGCGCCGCAGTGCGTGGCTCGGCCGCATCGGCCTTGTCCATCAGCGCCCGGGCAAGGTTTTCGCGCCGCAGGCCTGGCCGATAGTTGAAGGCCGGATGCACGCCCACCGGCACATCCAGGGTTTCACCGGTGCGGGTGTTCGTGTATTCGACATACCGCTCAGGCGGCGCTTCGCTGACCCGCAGGCCCATCTGGGTTACCTGACGCGCGGTCAGCTGCAGCACCCCGCATTTGCAGCCCCATTCCTTGACCGGCATGTGCGACCGCCACCAGGGATCGTCTGCACGCATGACCCGGCCGGCAAAGGCAGCGTGCGACAAGCGAGGATGCTCGCTCGAGCTGCGCAAGTACTGCAGGTAGGGAAACAGCTCGATATTGCGCTCGATCCGCTCGGACTGCCCCTCGGAATACGCGGTGGCCACGTTGGTGTCAAAGATCTTGCGCAGCCTGGCGTCGCTGCCAAGCTGCGCATTGACCGTCTCGCCGGTGACCGGATCGACCATCTCGCGCTTGCCCCACCAGCCCTTGCCCTGCAGCTGCGGTCCGAGCGTGCGCCGGAAGTCCTGAAACGTCGTGCCCTCGGCGATCGCGCGGTCGGTGGCGCCGCGGATGTCCTTTAGCACATCCAGCCGCATCGCCTTGGCCACCGTGAACGCGGCGGCGTGTTCCTGGGCAGGCATGTCCTGCCAGGAGAACGCCATCCGGTAGCCCTTCTGGCGAAAGAACTCGACAGCCTCTCGCGGTGGCAGCGGTTCCAGCTCGATGGCAGCCATGTCAGGTGCGTCCGCCGTTGGTCAGGTTGCCCCAGAGGCGGGCTGCCAGCGTGCCGCGGCTGAGCAGGTCCGCCAACGCCGTGGCGTCCATAGCGGCCAGGCGCTGCTCGACGGCCACCTGGAAGTCCTCGAATGACGTGCTGCTGTCCAGGGCTTCCTGGATCGCCTTCTGGACCGGGTCAGGCTTTCCCTGCCACTCATCGAGCATGGCATCCACCAGGCTGTCGATCGCGTCGGCCGCCGTGTTGGTCGGATCGCCCGGAGCTGCTTTCAACCGCGCCAACTGCGCAGGAGCGGATTGGCGTCGGACCATCGCAGCCAACCCCGCTAGCCCGCCGGTGTCGTCGCCATTGCCAAACGACGGCGCAATCGGCTGCAGGATCGGATCCTTCTCCTCGGCCATCGGGATCTTGAGCTTGCTGTGCGCCCAGTCCGTTTTGATCCGCATGCCCATGTTCACCAGCTTGGGCAGCGAATCGGAGAGCAGCTTGATGTCCTCGGGCTGCTGTGTGTCCAGCACCAGGCGCGGGCACCGGTGCAGCGACGTGCGGCCCCGGTTGACCGCCAGGATCGGGTACACCAGCTGGCGAGTCAGGGTGGTAGCGAGCTGGCGCGCGTCGGATTTCTTCAGGTCGTGGCGCAGTTCGTTGTGCACCTTGCCCAGCGCCTGCGTGCCGTGCTCGCCCTCGCCGCTGGTGAGCGTGCCGCCCAGCACCGCCTTGCTGGTGCTGCGCTCCATCAGGCCGATCATGCTGTCAAACGGCGTGGACTCGCCCTTGGCGGCCTCTTTGAACTCGATCTTCATGCCCTCGGGCACGATGGCCGCGGCGTCGTGCCCGATGCCGATCACCGCGCGCAAGAGCGTCGCGCGCGCCTTGTCGTCCGAGGTGTTGGGGTTGTACGTGCCCAGGCGCAGCGGCAGTCCGTAGATCTCCAGGAATTCGGCCAGGTCGCGCACAGCAAAGTTCTTGAACAGCCACGGCCAGGCGAGCACGCGGAAAAGGCCGGTGCGGGCGATGTAGCCGCTGCGCGAGCGGTGCGTGTGCATGATCCAGCCGAACGGCCAGAGCGATTCCCCATCGGCGCTGTTGTCCCGCAGGCGCAGTTCGTTGCGATCCAGCCCTGGGGAGATCGGAGTGCGAAACCACCCTTGAGGGCGAAACGTTGCCGTGACCGGCATTCGCGCCTTCTCGATCGTGTCCCATCCGAGTTCAATCGGTGAAAAGCCGTGACCGACCGCATCGGTCATGTCAAAAAGGATGTCCTCCATCTCCAGACCCTGCAGCACCTCGGTCACGAAGGCGGCTTCGTCCTGTTCCCCGCTGGTGGCATTCGCAGGCGGCTCGATCGACCAGTCGAGCTGGCTGACCGTCAAGCGGCGCGTCTGCACGACGCTGAAGAGGTGTGCATCTTTTTCCTCCATGTCCGCGAACATCTCGTGCTGCGCCGTGATGTCGCCCGTCTCGGCCTGTTGCAGGATCTGCGCCAGCTTGGGCGGCGTCAGGCCACGCGTGGGGTGATTCTCCCATTCCGATTGAAGGTGCCCGAGCCGAGCGGTCTGCGGCTCCTCCAGCTGCGTGTTGGTGATCGGGCGGCCGAATTGATCAACGATTTGAGCCATGAATCTCTCTCTTTCGGGTCTCAGCCCAAACCTACGACGGTTCCCCGGCGCTCCAAAGCCCCAGAAAGCCGTTTGCAGGCGTTTATAAAGGCCCTTTGGCACGCCGCCGGGGTCAGCGTAGCCACCCGCCCGGAAAAACGCCCCAAAACGCCGGAAATTTGAAGTGCTTCACGCCAGGCGCCATCGCCTGCCCATGGGGTGTCGTCATCGACCTCGCCAGGAAGCGCATCCCAGCGGCTGGTTTGCCGTGGCACCGCCGTGTAGTCGATGGGCGCGGACAGGTTCATGGTGGCGAACCACAGCAGCGCCAGCATCACCGCCGAGTCGCCGTGGCGGGTCAACTCCGGATCCTTCAGATCCTTGCGCCGCAGCTTCACAACCATCGGTATGCCCTCGACATCCTCGATCGCGCGTAGGTCTGCCGCCACGTTCGCATCGCGTGGCAGATCGATCATCCCGTCTTCGAAGCCCTGGATCAGCTTGGGCATCCAGGTGCCGTACCAGGCCCGGTTCAGCTTGATCTGGTGGACGTGGTCGTGCCCGAACTTGTCGGCCGTGTACTCGGCCAAGGTTTCGCCCGAGCCAGTCGCATCCATGGCGCCGCCGCAACGACGCGGCAGCCGCTCGATGATGTGCCAGATGACCTGCTCTTGCTGACGGGTCGGGACCTTGTGCATCTCGACGACGAACACCACACGCCGGCGCAGGTTCGGCTCGATCTGGCCAACGCCGAATACCGAGAAGTCGCGGTGGCGCGCGAAGTCCTGGGCGAAAACGCTTTGCAGTTTCGGGTCGACCAGAGTCAGGGCTGGCTCGACCTCGCGCCGGATCCAGTCCTCGACAAAAGACCGGCGCTCGGCTTCGCTCTTGCGCACGAAGTCATCGTCGAGCGCAAGGCGCACCACCGGCCGCTCTTCGATCATGGCGTTTTCAATCCAGACGCCAGGCAGGCTGACGCCGCTGCCGTCGCGCGGGATGGCATCAAGCTCCTCGCGCATGGCGGCCTTGCGCACACCATAGGCGTTGCGGATCTTGCTGTACCACTCCTTTTTGCCCTCGGCCGTGGGCGGTGTTCCCTTCATGAAGCACACGCGTTCGTACAAGCCGTTGGTGACCGCATCGTCGAACGTGACCGTCACAACGGCCGCATCTTCACCATAGCGCCCCGCCTCGATGTCGCGGCACAGCTGAGCGAACGGGTTGTTCTTGCCGTTGTGGGAACTGATGATCGTGATCTGGCCGCCCCAGATCAGGAGCGCGGTGGCCGCCTCCAGCACGCCCTGCACATCCGGGTGGAAGGCTGCCTCGTCGATAACGACATGGCCCTGCAGGCCGCGGATGTTCGCCGGTCGGCTGGACAGGGCGCACACCTGAAAGCCGCTGGCGAACCGAATGCGATACGCGGTGATGTGCTTGGTCTTGCCACCTTCGTCCTGGTCTTCGAAGAGGAACTCTTCGACACCGGTGACGCCTTCGCCCTGGGCACGCGCGATCACTCGTGCGAACTTGGCGCAATAGCCGATCGCCTCCAGGCCCTTCTCTTTGGTGTCGCCGATGTAGTAGACGTTGTCGCCGCCGGCGGACTTGCGCGCAGCGGCCACCAGCGTCTTGTTCAGCATCGTGCCGAAGGTGATGCCCGTGCGCCGGCCCTTCGGAATGGCGATGATCGATGCCTTGAGCGCAGCGACCTGGCGCTGGTGCAGCATCAAGATGCCATCGGCCAGCGGGTTGAAGCTGTCGGAAATCGCGCGCACGCTGGCCGGCAGATCGTCCCATTCCAGGACACGCAGGGTAGAGGCCAGGGGTTTGATGACGGCGGCCATCAGCGATCACCACCAGGCGGAGGCATGATCGGGCCCGTCACCACCAGCGGAACCTGGATGTCCCGGCCGGGCGCGACTATTGCTGCGACCTGGACGAGCGCGCCGAACAGAGCGCTGGCCAGGCTCAGCACCCACTCGGGGATGCCGTTGCGCTCGGCTACCAGCGGGGCCTCGCCTTCGAGGTCGCCGAGGTACACGGGCACGACGCAGCAGAACCAACCATAGTGCGTGAAGCGCGTGCCGAGCTCGGTGCTCGGGATGCGGGAAAGGATGCTCATGGTGCGTTGATTCCCAAGAAGTCGCGACGCCAGAAGTCGACCTGGTCGGCGCTCATACCCTGGGCCTTGGCGACTTCCTGCAGCTTTGCGTCCTGCTGCGCGAGCAGCGCACGCCGGGCCCGCTCTTCTGCCTCGGCCTGGAACTTCTTCAGGTTGACCGAGCTTCGCGCCAGCGTGGCGATGTTCTTGGCGGCCTTGCTCAGCAGCTCCACCCGCTTGCCGGAGTCGGTCTCTTCGTCGGCTTCCTGCAGTTCGATGATGGCTTCGAAGAGCTCGGTTTGCACCAGGGCCGTCAACGCTTCGCTGCGGGCGTCGATCTCGTCACCCGCATGTGCGCGAATCAGCTTGGCCGCTTCGGTGCTGGCCCTGATCGCCGCCAGGCGACGCTCCAGCTTCTGGCCGTAGCGCCCGATGGCACTGCGGCTGGGGAGCGATCCTGCGTTGGCCTCGGCCGGGAACCGTTCACGCAGATCCTCGATCAAGCTATCGAGCGTATGGCAGCCGGTGGCCAGCTGCGCCTCGATGTAGGTCTTGATCTCTTCAGGCAGGCGGTGAATGCTGCTTTTGCCAGCCATGATTCACCAGTACTTCACGGGCCGAGCGATGCCAGGCTCACAGTCGATCGTGTATTCGGCGACGTCCGTGCCGTACCGCGTGAGATCGGCGAACCACTTGCCGTCCGGGCGCTTTTCCAGCTTGACCAGGTCGCGGTCCGACAGGTAGTCGAGCTCGCGGCGCAGCTCCAGGGGCGTGGCGTCCGGATACTCGGATTGCGCCACGGACAGGATCGGCCCCTCAAAGGCGCCAATCGGACGTGCGTTGTTCAGGGTCAACAGGATCAGCCAGCGCAGCGATTCGCGGCGCGAGCGGGCCAGGTCAATTTGCATTTTGTTTTCCATCCAGTACTCCCCGCAGCTGCAGGTTTTCGATCTTCACGGCCAACCCATCCAGCTTGGCCTCAACAACGCTCTGGCCGCGGATGTAGTCCTCGCGGCGCACATACTGCAAGGCCATGTCACGCTGCATCTGCAGGAACTCGCGTTCGACACGCTGCCACTCGCCGGCTTCCAGCTTGGCCGACTCCTCGAGTTTCTCGAGGCGGTGCTGGACCTGCTCGTGGTTGGCCGATCGCGCATCTTCCTGCGCACGAAACCGCAGGTCGATCTGTCGCAACATCTGCGTGAGCAACAGCCTTCCAGCGCCTGCGCAGGCCCCAAAAAATCCCAGCAGCAGCGTGATGAGTTGCCAAACTTCCAATTCGATCTTCACCGATCCTTCCCCGGCTTGTTGATGTAGTCCACGGTGTCCACGTGCTTGCCTGCGCAGGTGCCGTACAGGCCGTACATCGCCTCCAAAGCGACAGCGGCCGCGGCGTCCGAATCATCGATCGGGCGAACGACTGGCTGGCACCGCGCGGCCAGTTCCGCTGGCAGCAAGACCGCCGGCCGCCAGGGCATCGGCTCGGTCTGCCGCGGCGCCGAGGATCCGCATGCTGTCAGCATCGAAACGGCACTGCACAGCGCCAGCCGGGCGAGATTTCGCAATCGCATTCTTGAGCTCCGTATTCGAGGTCTTGTTCTGCTGCTCCAGGCCGGTCATTGCTGTGCGCAGTTCCTTGTTCATCGCCGTGCTGCCCAGGACGTCGGCGCGCAACGCGTCCAGCCCCTCGGCAAGCGAGTCGACCTGGCGGGCGTCGTGGGAGGCCTGTGTTTCGAGAACGCCACGCTCGTGGCCATTGGCCTCGCCGCGCCAGTAGCCCAGGCCGGCGGCGAGCGCGCCTAGCGCGATCGCCCAGCCCACGATGTTCAGATTCACGGGCATACGCCTGGCCCCCAGGATGCGGCGACATAGGTCGGCTGATGGTGGTGGATGATGCGGTCGGGATAGGCGCGGTTCTCGCGCCAGTTGGCCGCCGAGCGGCCAGCATTGACCGTCTCGACCGATCCCCACCAGATGAGCGGATCGAGCCCCGAACCCGATGCTCGTTTCTGGTCACGCGAGATCCAGCCCAGCCCGCCGTTGTAGGCCGACAATGTCATCGCCATGCGCTCGCAGTCGTCACGGGCGCGGATGCGGTCGTAGAGGTAGCGGTCGTAGGTCACCAGGGCGCGCAGGGCCCAGGACGGATTGAAAGGGGCGTTCTGCGCCAGTGGGGGGTAGAGCCCAGCGATCCAGCTGGAAGTGGCCGGCATGAACTGGGCCATGCCCTGCGCTCCCACGGCGGAGACAGCGCCGGGGCGCCAGGCGCTTTCCTGATGGACCTGGGCGGCGAACGTCGCAACCGGTGCGTCCATGCCCCAGACGACACGGGCGTTGCGCACGAGCTCCGAGCGGTACTGCTGGGCGGCACGCGGCACGTCGGCCGCCGGCGCTGGCAGCGCCGTGCAGCTGGCCACAAGCAGGACGACCAGGTATCGGCCGAAGCGGATGAGCTGCTGGCGCATCACAGCCCCAGCGCGACAGCCAGGACGACCGCTGCCACGATCACCGCGCGTCGGATCGTCGACAGCATGAAGGGGGTTTCGTAGCCGTCAGCGATCGGGTAGTCGACCCGGTGTGTACCGACGCAGGAGCCGCAGCGCCAATCACGCACCAGGTAGCCATCAGGCCGAGCGTACGGGAACAACGCACGGTCGATCCAGTATGCGCAGACGGCCGCCAAGCTGATCAGGCTCAGCTTATAGATCGCGACAGGAACTTGCTGGGGGGACACGATGCTGATCACGGCGATCAGCAGTGCGGCGACGACGAGCCAGGTGGTCAGGCGCGGCAGGCGGCGACGCAGGGGAATGGGATTTTCGAGGGGCGACACAGCAGCACTCCAGAGCAAGAAAAAGGGCGGCGAGCAGAATGAACCTGCATCGTGCCGCCCGCTTGCTTGGAGTGCTATTAAATGAATTTACTGCGATTTGCCATCGTCTAACCGACAGCGCCTTTCCAATTCACTTTGCTCCGGGCTTGTCTTCCAGATCATGTATTGAATCTCTGCAGCTCCGATAGTCTTGCCCTGCAGCGAAAGCCATGTCTGCAATCCTTGATAGATCCTGAGGTGTCATGCCTTTGTTCGAAATTAATGGCGAGGTCTGAAACTGCCACGTCTGTTGGTAATAGTTCGCAGACGAGGTGCAACGTGCCAATGGGCCATCAACGTAGTCCAGTCTTCCGAACAGCTTCTCAGCGCGGGCTGCCAATGCAGCAAGGTTCTGCGCATGCTTGCGATACTCCGCCGGCTTGGTCAAGGCCATCGGAGAGGACGAGATCGCTTGTGAAAAATCGTTAGCCCAACCATTGGCAACTTCATACGTAGGAGCGGCGTTCGAGACGCCAGCACTCATCAATAGCAAGAGTGCCGCAGACAGAGATTTCATAGAAGCCTTGTTGGTAGGTCACTAAAAAAAACCGCGCTGGAGGCATAGGCGCTAGATTCGATCCTGCAGGATAAATTCGATCGTTGCAATTCGCCGTTTATAAATGGCAATTTGCATTGCGGTGCCCCGCCTATTCCGATCAAGCCACCATGTGCCTGTCAGGAGGACCGCCGCCCAGCCCATGAGCCAATAAATAGCGTTCGGGTTAGCGAAATTTCCTGAGAGTAAAAACCACATGCCAGCGCCCAATGCGGCCAGTGTTAGCCCCAATGGCCAATTTAAAAAGTGGCGACGACGCGCATCGAACAGTTTGGCCTTGCACCGCCGAAGCTCACCTTGCAAGACGGGAATGCTGTCGTCCCAAAGCGTGCCGGAGTTTGCCCCTGCGTTGACGATGTCACCGCCCGCTACCTGGCCAACGTGCCCGTGGAAGTTCTGTATCTCACTCATCATCCGTTGTCCGTGCACCTGACCTCAACATTGCGGCGCTCACTCTTTTTAAAAAAACAGGTTGAAGCAGCAATAGCACACCTCCGCGCTCGACCGTGAACTTCGCTTCGCGGTTAATGACGTTGTGCCCCGCGACCTGACCAATGTAGGTCATTTCTTCTTTCCTCCCACATTGAAAGTGACAGCTTTCTGGTTGGTGATATTTCCTGAGACGGCCTGGCCTACTTCGCCGTGGAAGACCTGCTTGGACTTCCCTGGAGTGGCAGTGCCTGCGGCCATACCCAATGCCATCGCCGCAGCGGTTCGACGCAACGCGGCTTGATCGCTCGGCGAGCACGCCTCGAAGTCAGCAATCAACATGCGTTGTTCCGGAGTGATCGCTGGTTCCGGCTTGAACGAACGGGAGCCAGTTAGCACGTAGGCGACGTCCACGCCAATCGTGGCCAGCGCGGCAAGCTGTACGGCGGTCGGTGAGGACACGCCCTTTTCCCAATCTATAAGCGTGCGCTTCTTTGCGGAGGCAGCTTCCGCAAACACCGGCTGCGTCATGCCTAGGCGCTCTCGTTCTTCCTTCAGCCTGGATGCGATGGGGTGAATATCCACACTTATTTTCATGTTGACATGGTGCGGATATCCGCACCATAATTAACCCTCAAGAACCTACCTGGTTCCCGACCCTTAAAACCACACCCCGCGAGGATAGCAGACGCCATGCATCCTGAATTGATCAAGGCCTCGATCCGCATGAAGGGCACCACGCCCACTGCGCTGGCCGCCAAATTGAAGGTCGCACCCACTACGGTCTTCGAAGTCATCTCCGGCCGTACGCGGTCTGCGCGCATTGAGCGTGCGATCGCCGACCTGGTCGGCCAACCCGTATCCGTCCTCTGGCCGAGCCACGGCCAGCCCAAGGGAGTGAATCGTCGTCTGAAGCCCGCCGCATCGCGCAGGGTGGCGGCATGAGCACGATCAAGGTCACGCTCACGCGCACATACCGCAATGAACCGCTGGCGGTGCTCGACGGCGGCCCCTTCGTCATCGTTGAGCGCACGCCTGAACAACTGCGTGCCCTCGCCGCCGCGCTGGAAGCAGTTGCCATAGCCGCTGAAAAACGTCCCTGCACGGGTCGCCACTGGCTTCCAGGCCGCATGGAGGTTCAGGCATGAGCAAGGAAACCATCAACAGCGCACAACGCGTCTTGCGTGTCATGAAGGCTCTGCGCGGCCGGCGCCTGAATGGCATCTCCAACCAGGAGCTGGCCGCGTTGACGGGCGAATCCCCCACGAACGTCACGCGCGCGCTTGCCACGCTGATGGCCGAGGACTTCGCGGTGAAGTTCGACAACGGTCTTTACGCACCTGGCATCGCGTTGCTGCAGATCGCCCAGGCCCACGCGGAAGAGTGCGCACGGATGACGGCCCGCATCGCCGAAACCAACCAACGCATCGCCGCCGGGGCCCAACTGTGACCCAGGCTCCGCCTGTCGATCACCACATGACCGTCGATATCTATATCGCGGGCAGATCGGACTATCGCGTGCGCGTGAACCGCATCCCGACGGCCGAAGCCGATGTCGCGTTCGCGGTGGCCCGCAATGTGTTGCTCGAGCTGCTCAAGCACGCCGGCCAACCCCATGCCCTGCGCATGGAGCTGGTCGACGTCCAACCCATTCACGAATCCCCGACAAAAGGATAGTCACCATGGCACGTCCGAAGAATTCCCCCGCCGCCGCACCTGACACCGCCAAACCCGCCGCCGATGTCGAGGCAGTACTGGTTCAGGCTGCCGAGCGCTCGGCCTTGGTCCTCAAGCAGTTCGGTGACGGCTTGCCGTTTGACCTGCCGCGCTATGAACACGTCATTCGCACCCATCTGGCCCGTAGCGCCGATGAGATGCTCGCAGCTGGCCGCGCCTTGCTGGTGGTACGCGAACACGTTCCGCACGGCGAGTGGAGTGAGTTCCTTGCTCGGCTGAGCATCGACCATACGCTGGCAAAGCGGATGCAACAGGCGGCGCTCAAGTTTTCAAATGGTGCGACGTCGCACCATTTGGTTGAAGCTGCGGGTAACAAATCGAAACTCATCGAGCTTCTGGTTCTCGACGACGACCAGGTCGCCGAGTTGAACGATGGCGGCACGGTTGCGGGCATCACGCTCGACGATGTCGCCGCCATGTCCGTGTCGGACCTTCGCAAGGCGCTGCGAGAAGCCCGCGCTGATGCCGAAGCCAACGACAAGTTGCTGTCGGAGAAAAACGACCAGATCGACACGCTCAAGAAGGAGCGCGACGCCGCCACTCGGCGCATCAAGGCGGAAAGGCCCGATGAACACCTGGTAGGCTTGCACACCGAAGTCGAAGCCGAACTGGTCGGCCTGGAGGCTTCTATCGGCGGCAAGCTCCGCGAAGGGCTGGAGAAACTTTGCGAGGCGTATGTCGCGCACGGTCAGGGCGATGCGCAACGCACGCGCCTCATCGCCGCCAGCCTGCGCGCCATCCAGCAACAGATCGGCGACCTCTTTACCGAGTTCAGCTTGCCCCAGGACGACGGCGACGCGATGCCGGCCTGGGCCAAGGACGAGTAAGGAGGCGACGATGGGAGCCCCCGCCAATGCTGTCATCGCGGAAGAGCTGGCCGACGTTGCCCGTGCCTGGCGCGTTGCGCCGCACGGGCGTAAGGGCGAGATCCTGGCCGGCGCTGCAGCGCGGCTGCAGATGTCACAGGCCAGGCTGTACCGCCTGCTCGGCGACCTGGTCACCAAACCGACCCGCAAGCGCCGGTCGGACGCGGGCAAGACCGCGCTGCCCGTGCAGGAGGCGCAGATGATCGCGGCCGTGCTGCTCGAACACATGCGCAAGAACGGCAAGATGCTCAAGAGCGTCGAGGCCGCGGTGGAGGTGCTGCGCGCCAACAACATGATCGAAGCGCTGCGCGTCAACCCGGCGACGGGCGAAGTCTCGCCCCTGTCGATCTCCACCATCCGCAAAGCCCTGCGCAACTATCGGCTGCATCCGGAGCAGCTGCTCGCACCGGCGCCGGCGATGAGCATGCGCAGCCTGCACCCGAACCATGTATGGCAGATCGACGCCTCGCGCTGCGTCCTGTTTTACCTGCCGCGCGCCTCGAAAGGCGACAACGGCCTGCGCATCATGGATCACACCGACTTTTACAAGAACAAGCCGGCCAACGTCATCAAGGTCATCAACGAATCGCTGTGGCGCTACGTGGTGACCGACCACACCAGCGGTTGGAACTATTCCACGTACGTGACGGGCGGTGAGAACGCGACCAACCTGGTCGACGTGCTCATCGACGCCATGCATCGCCGAGAGGGTGAGGCCATGTTCGGCGTTCCGCTCATGGTGATGCTCGACCCGGGATCGGCCAACACCAGCGCCATCTTCAAGAACCTGTGCAAGGCGTTGCGGATCCACGTCCAGATCAACAAGCCAAAGAACCCGCGCGCGAAGGGCCAAGTCGAAAAGGGCCAGGATCTCACCGAGCGCGATTTCGAGTCCACCCTGCGACTGCTGCCGGCAGACAAGGTCGACAGCCTGGAGAAGATCAATGCGCTGGTGGCGCGCTGGCGCCGCTACTTCAACGGCACCCGGATCCACACGCGCACGGGGCGCACCCGCGACTCCGCCTGGCTGCACATCACGCCCGAGCAGTTGGTGACGCCGCCGGCTGCGGAGCTGCTGCGGTCACTCGCGCTCAGCGCGCCCGAATCGCGTGTGGTTTCCACCCACCTGCGCATCAGCTACCGCGGTTCCGACTACGACGTGTCGTCGGTGCCTGGCGTTTGCGTTGGCGAGAAACTGCTGGTCTGCGAGAACCCCTGGGCCCAGGATACCGTCCAGGTCGTCATGAGCGACGACGAGGGCCACGAGGCCTACCAGGTCGTGCAACGCGTCACCTACGACCAATTCGGGATGGTCGCCGATGCACCCGTGATCGGGGAGAGCTATGCCCGTCACGCCGACACGCCCGCGCAGACCAACGCCAAAGCTCTGGAGCTGATGGCCACGGGGACCTCGACCGAGACCGAAGCCAAGGCGGCGCGCAAGGCGGGCACCGTCGCCTTCGGCGGGCAGATCGACCCCTTCGCCCACATTGATCAGGCGCTGGAGCATGTACCCGCCACCATGCCGCGTCGCGGCCGAGATCACGACCTGGTCGCGCCGACGGTGCAACTGCCCCCGCTGTCGCACATCCAGGCCGCCAAGCAGCTCAAGCAGCTGTTCGCCGACTGGTCCCCCGATTACTACGCCCGCCTGCAGGCCCTGTATCCGGACGGCGTCCCGGCTGACGCCCTTGACGCGGCTGCTCAAGCGCTGCGCGCAGCCATGGCGCCAGCCCCCACCCAATCCCCGATCGTGCAGATCGTGCGCGCCGCATAGGAAGGATCAATGAAACAAGTCCTGAAACTCAAGCAGATCATGACGGACCTCGCACTGTCGCAGAGCCAGTTGGCGGCTCACGTCAGTTTGAGCCCGGCCACGATCGCACAGCTGATCAACCATTCCTACTGGCCCCGTGCGGCCAAGCAGTACGGGCTGCGCGACAACATCACCGAATTTTTGAAGCGCAACGGCGCGACCGAGGAACAGATCGCCGTTGCCTTTGAAAAAGAAACGCCACCGCAGGTCAGTGCGGTGGCGCCCGAACAACAGCATTCCCCCGTGAACGAGGACGAACACATGTCAATTCGCAAGCAGATTCTACACCCTCAGACCCTGCGCCACTTCAAGCTGCCGGGCAACCCCTTCGATGAAGTCAACAGCGCCGACGAGTTCTACGCCAACGAGCAACTGCGCTACACGCGCGCTCAGCTGCTGGATGCCTGCAAACGCGGCGGCTTCGTCGCCGTGGTGGGCGAGTCAGGCTCGGGCAAAACCACGCTGCGCCGGGACCTGCAGGAGCGCGTGCAACGTGCGGACATGCCGATCCAGATCATTCGCCCCTACGTGGTAGGCATGGAATCCGACGACGTCAAGGGGAAAACGCTGAAGGCAGGCGCGATCCTGGACGCCATCATGGCTACGATCGCACCTCATGAGCCCTTGCGGTCGAGCAGCGATGCCCGGTACCGCCAGCTGGAGAATCGCCTCAAGGAAAGCCACCGCACGGGCACGCGCCACGTGGTTCTCATCGAAGAGGCACACGCCATGCCCAAGGCCACACTGCGCCACCTGAAGCGCTTCGTCGAGCTCGAGGACGGCTTCTCGCGCTTGCTGAGCGTCATTTTGCTCGGGCAAAACGAGCTCGCCGAAAAGCTCGACCCCCGCGACCCGTCGGTGCGCGAAGTGGTCCAGCGCTGCGAGATCATCACGCTCCCCCCGCTGGGCGAGCACCTGGAGGACTACCTGCGGTTCCGCCTCAAGCGGTTCAGCGTCGACCTCTCCAAGATCGTGACGGCCGATGGCCTGCAAGCGCTGCGCGAGCGCTTGTCGCCGCCGGTGCCGCGCGGGCACACCGAGCGCTCGTTCCTCTATCCCCTGGCGGTGCACAACCTGCTCACCGCCGCCATGAATCTGGCCGCCGAGAACGGCGCTCCTGCGGTGAGCGCCGACATCGTCATGGAGACGAAATGGAACTGATCGACAACACCACAGCGCCGAGGGTCTACACCCCGGTGCGCGTTGCGCAGATGGCGGTGGCCAACGCCGCCGTCCGCGCATTGCGTGCGCTGGGTCTGCGCGTGATCGACGAGGACCTGTTCCCCGACGATGCCGGCACTGCCATCCTGTTGGTCGACCTGTGCGGGATGCCTATGGACTACCTGCGCAGCCTGTGCGAGGCCTCCACGCGCCAGGCCGATGGTCGCATCACCGCGCTGTTTCAAGGCGTGCGCCTGGCAATCCAACAGGGCGAGGCGCGCCATGACGGTTGAATTCATGGCGGGCCCGCCCTTGGCCAACCCGGCAGCATTTGATTCGGTCGACGAGCTGCGCAATGCGCTGCACGGCGCCAACAAGGACCTGGTCAACCTGTTCTTCGAGCACTGCGCGTTGCGCAGTTCCTTCGCCGACCTGAGCCAGCTGCTCAGCGACATCATGAGTGCCCAACTCGGCAATGACGATGACGCGCTGCGCAGACACATCGCTGCTGCGGTTGAGCGTACGCGATTCGCGCTGACCGACAAGCCGGCGACGAGGCACTGACATGGCTCGCGCTCGCGCCTTGATGGTCTTTCAGGTGTCGGTCGCAGGCATACGGCTGCGCGTGCGGCTGCTACCGAGTGTGGCCGACGTGGACGCGGAGTATCGCGGGGGCCGCAGGCGCAGCGATCGCAAGATCGTGCACGGCTATTTCCAGGGGGCTGCGCCGGGTGCCCGCGTGATCGGGACGGTCGCGGTGCCACTCTCGGGCAGCAACTTGCGCGAGATCGTGCCCCACGAAGTGTCCCACGCCGTCATCCATTACCTGCAAGGCGTAAGCGCACGTGACGATGAGGCCGCAGCCAGCGCCATCGGGCTGTTGTGCGCGGCCATTTTTTCCAGGATCGAGGCGTTCGCCGCCTTTCAGGAGACCCCATGAGCAAATCTGAGGATGTCGCCGTCGTGGCGCTCATTCGCATCAAGGCCGTGCTGCGCCACCATCAGGCGCCGGCCAGTTCTCTTAGCAAGCACGACGCGATCGTGCAGATCTCGGCCATCGTGGGCGAGGCCGCGGCCGAGATCGCCGACTCCATCGCCTCGCTCAGCATGAAGGATGCATCATGACCAGCACCACCGCCAACCGTCCCGACATTCCGCCGGGCTTTCGCCTCAAGGCGGACGGCTCGTACGTCCCCGAAGCCCTGGTGTCCGATATCGACAAGCTGCGTGACCAGACCATCGAGACGCTCATTGACCAGGCCAAGATCATCAGCACGCTGCTGGCGGACTTCAAGGTCCGGGCATTTCGCGATATCGAGGCATTTGTCGAGACGAGCGTGGAGCAGTACGGCGTGAAGTCTCGCAGCGTCAAGGGAAACCTGACGCTGACCTCGTTCAGCGGGCGTTACATGATCCGGTTGCAGATCCAGGATCGCCTGGTGTTCGACGAGCGCCTGCACGCGGCCAAAAGCCTGATCGACGAATGCATCACGTCCTGGTCGGAAAACTCGCGTGACGAGATCAAGGTGCTGGTGAACGACGCTTTCCGGGTCGACAAGACCGGCCAGATCAACACGGCTCGCGTGTTGGGCCTGCGCCGGCACGCCATCAAGGACGAACGCTGGCAGCGCGCCATGGCCGCGATCAGCGACAGCGTGAGCGTGGCCAACAGCAAACCCTACGTGCGGTTCTACGAACGGCGTGAAGGCTCGGACGAATACACGCCGATCTGCCTGGACATCGCGGCGGTTTGATCATGACGATGGCCATAGATCAGCTTTCGATCGCCCAGTGTGTGGGCTGCGGATGTTCCGACAACGATGCCTGCTGCGACACCAAGGGCAGCGATGTGTGCTACTGGCTGCGGGTTGACCGCACCCTGGGCAAAGGTGTTTGCAGCTGGTGCCCGGAACATGTGCCGGCCTGGGATGCCGGCGAATACGACAGGCGCACCCGCATCGGTCCGATCGATGTATGACCCAGCCGCTCCACACCCCAAGCGATAAGGGGGCCGCGCACGGCTAAATGCGCGGGACGTCCCAGCCTGGCCGGGCGGGCTCAGATCGACCCCGGAGTTTTTTGACATGCACGCTTTCTTGAACGCCTTGCCCTTGTAGGGCGCTCCGGTAAGCGCCAGGAGCCAGAAATGACCATGCCCCCCGACGATACGCCGTCCGTACGACGCCGCCACAAGACCCTGCAGGAGATGGCCGAGCTGTTCGGCATCTTTCTGATCGAGCGCCTTCAGCTTACGGCAGAGGACGCGGCCACACTCGGCGATGAGCTGGTCGACCTGGTGCACCGGCATTACAGCGGTCAGAGCCTGTATTTCCCCAAGGACCGCGGCTACGTCCGTCTGGAGCACGACACCTACATCTGGCACCACCTTCGCCGCGGCAATGCGTCGGAGATCGCCGCGCACCTGGGCGTGAGCTATGTGTATGTCTACCAGCGCTACCGCGTCATGCTGGCCGAGTCGCGGCGCCGCACCCAACCCCAGCTTCCCGGAATGGATTCCCCCGAGACCGACGGTGCGTAGCGCCAGCGGACCATTTCCGCAGCCGTAGAGAGCCCCCTCATCAACGAGAACACCATGCCGACAGCCATGAATCCCATTCAACGCATCCGCACAGTGCTGGATGCCTACAAGATACCCGGTAGCCCGCTGAGCAAGGCGGCTTGCCTTGCTGAAATCGACTCCATCGTCGCCGACGTCGAACGTATCGACCGCCTGACAGCCGTGGACGACAAGCTGAAGGTGGATATCCTGCGTGCCAGCATTGTCAACATCGGCCGGCTGCTGCCGGATCGCATGAGCATCGCATTTACGCGGTTGGATGCGGTCACCATGCTCAAACAGGTTTTCCCGGATGGCGAGACCCAGGACTGCGTTTTCATCGGCCACACGCCGATCTATGCAGTTCCGGTCGTGCCGGCGCTGCGAAACCTGTCCGAGGATCTCCGACACGGATAGCGCTGCCGCGCAGACGCAATACCGAGCATCTCCAACGTCCAAACCTGAAGGCTTCCTGCCAGAGAGAGTTCTCATGAAACAAGATTACCGCCCCGCGAAGTGCACGCGCTGCCGCAACGTCCATTTGGAGTCAGAGCGTGTTGAACGGCCCAGGTCCCGCCGCTCAACCGCGGAAATTCAGATGTATGACCGCTGCTGCCCACGGTGCGGCGGTAAGGAGTACTACGACATGACGCCGCAAGTGGCGTGGTGCTGGGCAAGCGGGGTAATCGAGGTGGGCGATCAGGAACCTGCCGACCAGGTCGACGGCAGCGGGCCGATCGTCATAGCGCGCGGGCCGAAATACGCACTGCGGAGCCAACTGGAGGTTTTCGCGCGGCATGGGCGTGGCAAGGGCGAAGGTCTTCTGCTCGTGCCGGGTGTCCCGGAGGCAGACTCCCAGCGCGAAGCTGGAAATGCGCTGGGGAAATGGCTGACCTGGTGCGCGGGAAGCCGCAGCGCCCGGCGCGATGGTGTCACGTTCATGGCAATGAAGGAGGGTTGATCCGTCATGGCGACGACAACTGCGCGCGCTCCAGAACGCCAACGCCTAATTCGCCTTGTTCACGTGGCCCAGCGGGAACTGAAACTGGACAAGGAAACCTATCGAGCAGCCTTGCTGGCGGTCACAGGCGGCAAGAAGGACTCCTGCTCATCGATGAGCGCCCAAGAGCTGCAGTTGGCGCTGGATCACTTCAAGCGATTCGGCTTCAAGGTGCGTCTCAAGCCTCGGCCGGGGCGTCCGATCGATACGGAGGCGACGAGCAAGAAGATCCGCGCCTTGTGGCTTCTGCTGCGCGACCTGGGCGCGGTCAATAACGCCTCCGAGGAGGCCTTGGCGGCATACGTCAAGCGGATCACGGGCGTTGACGCGCTGCAATGGATAGATGGCCGTCAGGCCGAGCGCACCATCGAGACCATGAAGAAGTGGGCGATGCGCCTCTTGCCTGAGCATGTTCGGCATCTCGTCGATCAGGTGCGCGATCGCCAGCTCGAGCCAGCAGTTCTCGGCAAGCTGCAGGCCAAGCTCAACCTGGCCTTCACACGCAACACCTTCGAACCGATGCTTGAGGCCTTTGAGGCGTTGCAGACGGCGTTGAAACCCGGGAGCGCCAGGTCATGAAACGAGTGCCACGCCTCAAGATTGAGACCGAGCTGGGCACTGAGATCCAGTGCTCCCGTTGCAAGGACTTTTGGCCTGCCGACCGTGAGTTTTTCTACACGGCCCGGGGAAAGCTGCATCCCTGGTGCAAGGCCTGCTATCTGAACGATGAGAAGGTCATCCAGAAGGCCGAGCGATGGAAGGAAAGCCTGCGCACTGCCCGGGCTGCAAAAAAAGGCTGTGATTTCGAGGCTGGGCAGGGCGAAGGAGCAATTCTATGAGCGAAACCGTCCGTTGGGCTGTGGCCCTTACGTATCTGGGCAGCCTATTCGGCATGGCCGCCTTTCTGATCTACAAGCGCGCGCCCGGGTGGGGTTGGTTCCTCGCAGTTGTCTGCGTAGTCGTCTCCAGCACCACCATCCACATCGATTCGGAGCGAAGCGACGCAACGATGACCGCTAAGAAGGATACGCAATGACCAGATATCGTGCTTTGCGGCTGCTGGGCTGCGGCTGGTTCACGGCGACGATCGTGGCAGGCGTGAATTGGCTATTCGGCGTGCCCGCGAACGAGGTTCGATTCATGAACGTTGTCATCGAGGTCAACGGTTGGGGCTCGCCAGCGAGTCCCGTTGAGAATGATGAATTGAAGGATAGAAGCGCATGA